GGCGCCGCGGGCCGTGCGGTCGCGTATTGGATTCGCCAGGATACGGGGGAAACAAAACGGGTCCCCGCCTACGGTGAAAAGTCGGGCCGGCGCATAGCGTTTTTAGTATTCGCAACCGATAAGCGCCTGGACGACACCCGCGGCCAGCCCATCCTGTCTATCGTTCTTCAATCCCTCAAAGAAATAGACCGGTACCGGGACAGCACCCAGCGCAAAGCGGTGGTCAATTCGTTTATGGCCATGTTTATCAAAAAGAACACCGACAAACCGGGCACCCTACCGATGACCGGCGGCGCGGCCCGCCGGGGCAGCGTGTCAGTAACCGACAACACGACCAACGGCACGCCGCGGAAATTCAACATCACCCAGCACGTCCCGGGCATGATTGCCGAAGAGCTACAGGAAGGGGAAGAGCCCATAATGAAGGGCGGCGAGGGTACCGACGTTAACTTCGGGACGTTCGAAGAGGCGATAGTTCAGTCCATCGCGTGGTCGCTAGAATTGCCGCCGGAAATTTTAAAGCTTTCTTTCTCGAACAACTACAGCGCCAGCCAGGCCGCCATTAACGAAGTGAAAATGGCTATTCACTTGAAGTGGGGCGACTGGGGCGAAACTTTCTGCCACCCGGTATACGTTGAGTGGCTGATTAGTGAAAACCTACGCGGCAAGATTTCTGCGCAGGGTCTTTTGGAAGCCTGGCGCGACCCGCTAAAGCACGACATGCTGGCGGCCTGGGTTTCGGCGGATTGGTACGGCGCTATCAAGCCAAGCACCGACACGCTCAAACAGGGCAAAGGTTCAAAGCTGCTAGTCGAGCAGGGGTGGAGCACCAACGCGCGCGAAGCCCGGATAACAACCGGCACAAAGTTCAGCAAGAACATGAAGCGCCTGCGCAGAGAAAACGAGCAGAAAGCCGCAGTGGCCCGCCCGCTTTTAGAACTGCAAGCGGAGTTCGGTTTGCAAGGCGCGAACCAGGTCATGGCGGCCGCATCAGACGCAGCCTTTGAAGCCGTCGCCGACGCGGTGGAGGAAAACCAAAATGGCGCGTACAATTAGGAAAACGGGAGGCAAGCCATGTGGCTACTGGTAGCAGCGGTTAGAAAAGCGATAGAACAGGCCCAGGCTAACGGCGTGGTTCCGTCGCTTGACCAGCAAATTCAATACGAAGCGCGGTACGGTTTCAGCGAAGGCGACAACGCCCGCGTGCTAAGTATCGCCGGCGACGTTGCGCAGATAACAGTGGTCGGCGTTATTACAAACACGCCCAGTTTTATGGCCATGCTTTTTGGCGGCGGGAACGTGACCTACCCGGAGATAATCAGCGCGCTGGCGGAAGCAGGCACAAACGCCGAAGTGAAGCGAGTTGAAATGGTTATAGACAGCCCAGGCGGTTCCGTCGACGGACTGTTTGACGCGCTGGCGGCCATGGAAGCGTTCGCCAAGCCGTTGCGCGCGGTGGTCCGCAACCAAGCCTGCAGCGCGGCGTATTCTTTGGCAGCAAAAGCCGACGAGATTGTCGCCAGCAACAAGGCGGTCCGGTTTGGCAGTGTGGGCGTCGTCGCTTCTTTTGGTGTCGATGATTCGGTGGTAGACGTTACCAGCACCATGGCGCCCAAAAAGCGGCCTAACCTAAGAACAGAAGAAGGCGTGGCCATGGTTCGGGAAGACCTGGACGCCATGCACGACATATTCGTGGAAGCTATCGCCACCGGCCGTGGCGTTACTACCGAAACAGTAAACGCGGAGTACGGCCAGGGGGGAACCTTTCTGGCTGGCGAGGCGCTAAAGCGGGGTATGATTGATTCTATCGCGGGCTCCGGCCTAAGCGTGGTAAAGTCGGCCCAAACAACCACTACCGCCCGCAGTGGCGGGGGTAATCCGGAGATCGGACCTATGGACCTGAACGAATTACGGGCCAAGCATCCCGACGTACACACGGCGGCGGTGCAGGAAGGCGTGACCAGTGAGCGGGACCGCGTAAGCGCCCACCTGACTATGGGAACCGCCTCGGGCGACATGGTAACGGCGATGAAGGCAGTCGAAGACGGCACAGCGATGACCGTTGGCCTTCAGGCCAAGTACTTGGCGGCGGGCATGAACCGCAACGACCAGGCATCCCGCCAAACCGACGACGCGGCCGCAGCGGCCGCCGCTAACGGCGCTAACGCCGGCGAGAACGGCACCGATTCCGCCGACCTCGTTTGCGGTGCCGTTGAGAACGCTCTCGGCATCATGGGGGTAACGCAAAATGCCTAACATTACGATTGAAAACGTCAATATCGGCAGCGTAATTTTGGCCGACCCGGATTTCCGGGACGACGTGGTGACGTTTGCCGGCACCGCGACTCTTCTGCCCGGCACAATTCTTGCGCGCGATTCGTCCACCGGAAAGTTCGTGCCGTTCGTAAAGGGCGGAGTCACTAACGGAAACGGCGTCCCCAAAGCGATTCTAACGTATTCGTTAGGCCGCACCGGGGCGGGCGATCTGCCTTTACGCGCAGGCGTGTCGGGAAAATACCGGAAGGAACTGTTGGTGATTAACGCCGACGGCGACGCCTCAAACGTGGACGCGGTGGTCATGGACCAGCTACGCGATTACGCACTTATCCCCATCGATGTTACGGAACTTAACATCCTGGGCAACCAGTAAAAGGAGTTGACATGAGCGGCAACACCACCCGGCGCATGATCAGCGCCTACTACCAGGAAGCGAGCCCTTCCGCATTCTTTTCGGGAATGTTCCGGACTCGCCCCGAAAACTTCCACAGCTCGGAAGAAGTCGAAATCGACATCGTACGCAGCGAGGAAGACGTTTCAATCGTTATCCAAGACCTCAGCACTGGGTACCGGATGAACTCCGACGACCTGTACACCAATAAGGGTTTTAGGCCCCCGATCCACAAGGAAGCGATCCCCATCAATTCGTTTGATCTCATCAAGCGTATGCCTGGCGAAAACCCGTTTCAGTCCCCGGACTTCCGGGCCAACGTCATTACCCGTATGTTTTCGGGTATGCGCAAAGTGGAACGCAAGATCCGCCGCGCCATGGAGCTTCAAGCGTCGCAGGTAATGCAGACCGGCGTGGTCACACTGACCGACATTAACGGCGCGGCACTGTACACCCTGGACTTCGCGCCGAAGGCGTCGCACTTCCCGACCGCCGGCACGACCTGGGCCACCGCTACTTTGACCGAAAAACTGGGCGATTTAATCGCGCTTTGCGAACAAATCCGGTCAGACGGCCTGGCGAATCCGGACGAACTGGACATCGGCGCCGACGCCTGGGAAAACCTACTGCAGACCGACGGGTTCCTGGCCCGATTCGATCAGCTACGCGCAAACCTGGGGATGATCACCCCCATGGAATCCCGCGGCGACGGCGGTATCTATCGCGGCGTTCTTGAACTGGGCAACTACCGCCTGGACGTTTTCACCTACAACGGCCGGTACAAGAACCCAGCGGACGGCGTGTCTACGCCGTTTCTGGACCCGGGCAAAGTGGTGGTGCGTTCAACCGAAGCACGCCTGGACGCGACCTTCGGAGCCATTCCAAACATCGGTATGCTTCTCGGAGCAAACCAGCGGCTGGTACCAGAGATGCCTTCCCGCATGAGTTCCGCCACTAACGGCATGGACCTTTTCACAAACATCTGGATGAGCACCGACGGCGAGCAGCTTTTCGGCGGCGTTGGCGCGCGTCCTTTGATGGTGCCCACCGCCATTGATACCTTCGGCTGCCTCGATACGCAGCTTTAACCGATAGACGGGGCGGGCTTCGGCCCGCTCTTTTGCTACGTAAAGAGGGCAACAATCATGCCAAGTACCAACGAACTAGCCGCGGAAGCGGAAAAGCTGGCGGAAGCCGAAGCGGAAAAGCTGGCGGAAGCCGAAGCGGCCGAAGCTAAAAAAACCGTTAAGGTAGGGAAAAAAGAGGCAAAGCAAAAAAAGCCGCCTTTTTATATCGCGCCGCGTAAGTCGCTGACTTCAAAACGCGGCATCCTTTCCGGCGACACGTCGGACGAAGTAAAAGCGGAGTACTTGAGCGGCGGCAGCGTTGCTCTGGCCGCTTTTGTAAAGTCCGGCCACGTTATCAAGGGTTAAACAAAAATGGGCTTGCGCGAACTCGCAGAACAGGACCTGGGCGTTATTATCGAAGACCGCGCCCGGGGTTTCGGCTGGCCCATTTCTTTAACTGACCCCGACGGCCTGACCGACGACACGTTGGTGGGGCTTTCCAATGACATCGCGCAAACCATAGACCCCGACACCGGGGAGCTTGTAAGCGGCCGACTTGCTTCGGTGGCGCTTCGTATTTCTTCACTGTACGCGGCCGGGTTTTCACTCCCGCGCGGCGTTGCAGACACCGCCCTAAAGCCATGGATTGTAAAGTTTAACGACATAAACGGGCGGCCGTACGTGTTTATTGTGCGCCAGTCAAACCCGGACCACGGCGCCGGCGTTGTCGTTTGCATCCTGGAAGCGTACGACGAATGACCATCGCAACGCTGATTGATAAGCAGGACACCGTCGAAATCGTGCGCGACCAAATCGCCGCGATTTTAGCCGTGGAAGCCGCCGCCCAAATGGTTCTGGCCACCGCGGCCGGGGAAGACCCGGAACTGTGGAAGCTTCGAGTCTTCCAGGAGCGCGCGAAGCCGTGGGAGAACTTCCCCAGCAAGACCCAGGACCGTTCCCCGGTCGTTAATGTCTGGTGGGATTCGTGCACGTTCGATATGTCCGCCAGCAACATCGTGGAGCGGCAAAAGACCAGCGCGTCTATCAACATCGATTGCTACGGGTACGGCAAAAGCGCGGACGACCCCACGGGCGGGCACATTGCCGGCGATCGGAACGCCGCCGAAGTCGCGCAGCGCGCCGTGCGCTTAGTGCGCAACATTTTGATGGCCGCCGAATACACCTACCTCGGCCTTCGCGGCGTCGTTTGGCGCCGGTTTATCGATAACATTTCTATCTTTCAGCCACAGCAAGACAACGACAACGTGCACCACATAGTAGGCGCTCGCCTGTCTTTTCGGGTAGAATTTAACGAATACAGCCCCCAGGTCGAACCGGTGGTTTTGGAACTTTTGTCGGTTGACGTAAAACGAACCGAAGATAACGAGATTGTGGTCGAAGCCGACTACGATTACACGGTATAACAGGAGAGCAAACAATGGCACTTTCTAGCGCAGTCGATGCTTCCGCGGTTGCCCGCGTAGTCGGCATCAAAACAACGTTTAAAGACTTGCGGGCAGGTGGCATTTTGTTTTTGCCGCAGCGGCTCGCGCTTATCGGCCAGGGCAGCACCGCCTCAACCTACAGCCTTTTGAAGTTTCAGATTACAAGCGCCAGCCAGGCGGGCAACCGCTACGGCTTCGGGTCGCCAATCCATCTTGCCGCCCGCCAGCTTTTGCCGGTGAACGGCGACGGCGTCGGAACAATCCCCGTCACGGTCTACCCGTTGGAAGACGACAGCGAGGGGGTCGCAGCTACCGGGGATATAACCCCCACGGCGGACCAGAGCACCGCAGGCGCGTACACCGTCGTGGTCAATAACATTCGTTCAGAACAGTTTGTAATCAGCGTAGGCGATACAGTCGCCGGGATTGTCGCGTCTATCACCGCCGCAATTAACGCGGTTTTAGAGATGCCGATTGTTGCCACCGACGGAACAACCGAAGTGACCCTGGCCGCCAAGTGGAGGGGGACCAGTTCCAATAGTATTTTTATTAGAATTGAAGCCCCCGAAGTAGGCGCGGCAAGCATTGCGGTGTCGCAACTTGAAGGCGGCCTGGTTAACCCCAGCGTTCAACCGGCCCTGGACCAGGTCGGCAACGTATGGGAGACCCTAGCGCTCAACTGCCTGGACATTGGCGACGCCACAGCGCTTGACGCGTACAACACGTTCGGCGAAGGCCGTTGGGGCGCCCTGGTGCGCAAGCCCTTGTTTGTCTTCACAGGCAACACCGCGCTGAGTGTGGCCGACGCCATAGCCGTTCCCGAAGCGCGCAAGACTCAAAGAGTCAACGGGCAGTTTGTCGCCCCGGGTTCGAAGGACCTGCCGTTTGTAGTGGCGG